TCATAATTCCATTTAGGAACTTCACTAACATTACCTCCTACTTGTAATGTAACTCCTGAAGCAGTATATCCTTTTGGTTCAAATACAACTAATTGATTATCTGCATCCCAATAAAATTGATAATCATATATGTCTGCAAGAGTTTTAACTCTTTCATAAACATCTGTATTTTTACATCTAAATTTTGTAATCAAATGAACAGCACCAGTACTAACAACAGACGTGTTATCTGCAGATAAAGTTGTGTGTGTATTAATCATATCTTTAAAAATATCACTTCCTACTCCTGATGATGCATCAACATTAGAATCATAACTGTAATTAATATCTGAATTTGTTAATACTATTATTTTATCTGCACCATAAAGAGTTACATAAGCACCATCTTTATCTATTTCAGTAACAACACCATCAAATTCGAAATAATCATCAGCATTAGTTATTCCTCTTTTAATAGTCATACTATCTCCAACTGCTAAAGAAGGTAAAGTAGCTGTGAAGATAGAGAAAGGAAATGATACGGCACAACTTTTAGTATCTTGACCAAATGTTTCAGTAATCTTCCAACTAAGAACTTTAGCAGATACATCTGTACTACCAATTATTACTTCAGTTTGTACTGTACTTCCCATTTAAACTAACCTCAATCTTGATTTTGCAATGAAAATTATTTCCTCTGTTGATGTTTTACTTATTGCAGTGAATACATCATGTGAATAACATAACACTGTTCCATCTGTATTAAACAAACCAAACTCACTAACAGCATAATTATTAGCTTGTGTTGCAGTAACTCTACATTGTATTTCTAATTCATTGTTTGTGTAATCAAAACTTGGATAACTTGTTTCATAACTACCAGTAAAGTCATCAGAACTCGCAAGTTTCCAATCATCCATCATTATTCTATCTGCTGCAATTGTATCTGCTGCTAAATCAGTATTAAGAAGGATTCTTGAATAATCACAAGACCCAATTACTGGAGAACCTGTTGTACCTGTAGCTGTTGCTGACGTGAAATAGATTAAATTCCAACCATTTGAAAGACTACTTATATTAACATTATAATAGTAATAATTAGAAGCATCACTACCAAACCTTATTGTTACTGCTGTCCCCGACGCAACTAAATCAGTTGTATCCGTTATATAAAGCCAAACAAATAAAGTCTTGCTTGTAAAATCTCTACTTGTTGTTGTTTTAAAAACACCATATGCCGTTCCATTTGTATCATCCTTCTCTAAAGAAATACTATTACTTCCTTCTTTGTAAGTTGAATTATTTAAAGCACTATCTGTATCAGTATCATCTGTCCAATTATCTGTTTCACAATCATCAACAGCTTCAGTTCCATCTAATGGTACTGGTATTTCTAAATCAGTATCTCCTGCTGCTGGTGTAGTTGTTCCACTACCTACTTTATAAGTACTAATGACTGATCTTGTTGGAGAACCATTAAAAGTTCTATCTAACATGATGTTTAATCCTGAATTTGTAACTGTTCCACCTGTTGCCATATTATCACCTATGCTCCTTTAATAACTTTAATTGTATACATACATTTATTGATACCTGGTACTTCCCAAACAAAATCCATTGTTGCAATCTTAACGCTTAAACTTCCAGTTTGATCTGTACTTAATGTAACTGTTGCATCTTGATTACCATCAGCAATTGCCAATAAATTATCCACTCCAGTTTTGACATTTGCTGTGCTTGTTCCAACCACTGAACCTGTGAGTGTTATTGTGGTTAATGCTCCACCCAAATCAAATACTTCTGTATCATCATCATCTAATCCTGGTAATGTTATTGGAGTTATGTTTAAGTCTTTAGTCTGTGAAATCATTTCAAGATTTCCTAATGAAACTGAATTTAATGTTGGTGAAGCCACTATGATCCCCTCGCATATGTTGATTTAAATTGTAATTCTCTTTTCCATTTCTCAGTTAGTCTTCTTTCTATTTGTTCAGCTATAGCATTAGCATCAGACCTATTATTAACAGAACCATTAATTGTGATGCTTGTGTTAAAAGAAGGCCCTTGATTCACAGCTTTGCCTGCAGAAACATCTCCTGCACGAACAACATATTCCCCAGCGTGCAATTCATACATTCCTGTTTCTGAAATATACCCACCTGATGCCAACCCAAATTTCTTTGCATATTTTCTAAGACTATTTAACCATGAATCAATTTCTGAAAGAATACTTTTAGCTTTTTCAATAAGTGTTTCAAAAGCACTGTACAACTTATCAATTAAAGTTGTAATCCAACTTGGTAATTCTTCTGTAAAAAAATCTTTAACACCATCCCAACCATCAACTATCCAACCCACTACAGTCTCAGTAAAGAAAGTTTTTATTGTTTCCCATGCACCTTCAATACCTTCAGGTAATGTTTCTGTAAAGAAAACTAATATATTATCCCATACTATATTTGCAGCACTTGGAAACGTCTCTGTAAAAAATGTAATAATATTCTCCCACATCTCATTTACTGCATTTGGAAAAGTACTACCAAAAAAACTAATGATATTATTCCACATACTTTCAAGAAGTGAAGATACAACTGCCCATGCTGCAGTTACTAACAAAGGTAAAGTCTCTGAAAAGAAAACTGTAAAACCTTGCACAAACAATCCCCATAATTCTGGTACTGTTTCTGACCAGAATTCTATAAATCCTTCGTACCATGCACCAATTAATTCAGTCATTAACTCCCAACCTGCAGCAATTAATTCAAATTGTGCAGCCCAGCCTTCTTTAAAGTTGCCCCATAACCAAAGACCAACATCTTTAATTAGTCCCCATGCATTTCTTGCACGCTCTTTACCTGCTTCTTCTAATGCTTCAAAGCCACCAGCTAAACCACCTTCATTAAATCCTTTTAAGAAATCTCCTATTTGCCCCAATAATGTAACTAAAGGCCCACCTAAAAGTTCAGCTATTGTTTTCGCTAGTCCTTCGTTTTCCATCAACCATTTTCGCCAAGCAATATACATTGGTAATGCAAGTCTCAACATACCTATTGCTAATGGTTTAATAAACAACAACATAATATCTCCAATTGGTCTTAAAAGTATATCAAAGGTTTTACCAAGTAATTCAAATGTTGCTCTTAATTGTGGTTGTGCTTTTGCAATCCTTGTAATTCCACCTTTGATTACCCCAAGCATTCCAACTCCTATTGCTACACCTGCTGCCATTCTTCCAATAGAACCTGCTGCAGCACCCAATCCTGAACTTGCTCCTGATGCAGTCCCATCATTAACTGCACCTACTAATCCACCTTCTACTTTTACAATTATTGGTTCTGGCACTTAAAACACCTTTTTCATTTTTCTATTTTTATTGTGTGAATCCATTTTCTGTTTTTGTTGTTTTGATTTTTCCTGTAATACAATCATAAAAAATTCAATTTCATCTAAGTACATCTCATCAAATTCACGTGGTGTAAAACCAAATTCATCAGCAAACAAAAATTTAGTATATGTATCTTCAAACCAAATATCTTTGTTACTTATTCTTGATCCGTTGATGAGGGCTCTAACTTTTTTTCCACATCACCACCTTGTGGTTTCATTAGTTTACCTAATGTGTCTACAAGTTTATCATAATCATCAATTGATAGATCATCTAATGCTTGTCTAACTGGTGTTACACCCCATTCATGTGTTGCAATACAAAATGGTAATAACTCCACCATGAATGTTGTTTGCTTAATCCCTTCTTTGGTTTCGGCTTTTACAGCTGCCTTGTTTCTTACTCCAGCTGTTGGTTTTCTTAGGACGACTTTCTTACCGTCACTTAATACGACTTCCATACTATCCCTCCTCATTTCTTCTTAAAATGAAAGTGAAAAAAATTGCATAATTTTATGCAATTGTGTAATATCTTATTGGAACATAAACTGTACTATCAATTAATCCTGAGAGTCCATAACCATTTATAGTTACTTCAATTACTCCTGAATCTAATGCAATTGGTTCAGACCAACTATCAATGTAACAGTTTTGCATGTCAATATTAATTACTCTATCATCTGCAGCTGCTCCTTCAATTAAATCAAGACTTACTGCTACTGCAGTTGCTTGTGCACCAGCAAGTGGAGCTGTTCCAGTTGAGCCATCAAAGAATAGACTTCTTGCTTCTGTACCTGAAAGTGTACTTGCAGTGTCATCAAATTTCTTTCTCATTGTTACAGTAAAATCATATCTTCGCATTCCTGTTGTTGGTTGTTGAATTGTTCTGTCTCCAAGAATCCTATTTCCTGAACTCATATTATTATTAATTGTCCATGTAAAACTAGTACAATGCCATTCATCAGAACCAACTGTTACAGTTGCATCTTGGAATGTTAATGTTTTAGCAGTTGGTGCAGTATAAGCAGTTAAGGTTGTAGCACTTGCCACAGTCTTTCCAACAAACTCTGTTGTGAATTTAACTGGTTCTCCAACTGTTGCAGTTATTGATAATGAATTAAATACTACTCCTGTAACATCTAATGTATCATCATTGCTTCCACCTTCACTTCCTATTTCTAAGCCCAATGTTGGAATCTCTGTTGCACCAGCATAACCAATATTATCAATTTCTGTAAGTTCATAAGGATCTGCAACAACACCTGCACCTGTTCTTGTACCGATTGCATATTGCATCCAATCTAAATCACAAAGTTCTCCTTCTATTGAACCATTAACATCAAAATTACCTAAGTAACCACCTGTTGCATTTCTACCTTCACCCATTCCTTGACTCCTAAATGAGTTGTTAGCCATGTTAAGAGTTACATTTGTAACTCTACCAAATCTATTTGTACCAACTGGTGTTGCTCCTGCACCATAACTTGTTTCTTCATCGTAAACAATGTAAGTATCAAATCCTTTATAGTAACTTATTGCCATTATTCATCACCTTTGACTTCTTTCTTTGTTGTTTTCTTTTTTGGTGTTTTTGTTTCACCAATTAATTCTTTGTACAATTCCTCATCGAC